TAATGAACCTGATGATTTCCTTAAAGTAAGAGAAACTCTAACAAGAATTGGTGTAGCAAGTAGGAAAGAGAAGAAGATATATCAAAGTTGTCACATACTGCATAAGCAGGGAAGGTATTATCTTGTACACTTCAAAGAGTTATTTGCCCTTGATGGCAAACATGCTAATCTAACTCCTAATGATGTTCAGCGTCGCAATCGTATTGCACAACTACTTGCTGATTGGGGATTAGTTGGTATAGTAGATGTGTCTAAAATACAAGATATTGCACCATTAAATCAAATCAAAGTATTAGCATATAGAGACAAAGGTGACTGGATACTCGAAACAAAGTATAATATAGGTAGCAAGAAGAAAAAACTTGACGATAAAGAATAACCTTTACACAGGAATTACCGAAAGACTTTTTTATACTTTAGGTAAAAGACCTGATACAGCAAATGTCCATGATATGTACATGGCATTGAGTTATGCTGTAAGAGACCAGATGATGAATTACTGGTTGTCTATGAAACCTTCTACAGGAAAAGAGGTTGCATATCTATCAGCAGAATTTTTAATAGGACCTCAACTTGGTAATAATTTAATATGTCTTGGTATTAAAGAAGACGCAGAAGAAGCATTAAAGAAATACGGATATACATTAGATCAAATTTTAGATGTAGCAGAAGAACCTGGTTTAGGTAATGGTGGGTTGGGTAGATTAGCAGCGTGTTATATGGACTCTCTAGCAACTCTAAAAGTTCCTGCCACTGGTTATGGTATTCGATATAAGTATGGCATATTCAAGCAAGAGATAAGAGATAATCAACAGATAGAGATTACAGATAATTGGTTACATGGAGAGTGGCCATGGGAACTTTGTCATCCTGATGAATCCGTCCATGTTGGGTTTGGGGGTAGAGTTGAACATTACACATCTGACCGTGGTAACCAAAGAGTTCGTTGGGTTCCTGAGGAGAGTGTCATCGCTGTTCCTTATGATATATTACAGTTAGGATACAAGGTTGATAGTTGTAATCGATTAAGATTATGGAGAGCAGATGCTACTGAAACATTTGATTTCTATGCGTTTAATATAGGTGACTATATGGGTTCAGTAGAACAGAGTGTTTCTTCTGAAACTATTTCTAAGGTTCTATATCCAAATGATGGTACAGATGCAGGTAAGATATTAAGATTAAAACAACAGTTCTTTTTTGTTAGTGCTTCTTTACAGGATATGTTAAGAAGTTTAGATAATCGTGGATATGATGTAGAGGACTTCCCACATCATTGGCAAGTTCAGTTAAATGATACACACCCTGCTGTTGCTGTTGCAGAGTTGATGAGATTGCTTGTTGATGAAAGACACGTTGGATGGGAAGATGCATGGGAAATTGTCACTAAATCTATCGCATATACAAATCACACTTTAATGCCAGAAGCATTGGAAAAATGGGATCTTAGATTATTTCAAAATCTTTTACCTAGACACACAGAAATTATCTATGAAATCAATCGTAGATTTTTACAAGTAGTACGTCTGCACTATCCTGGTGATGATAGTATGTTAGAGAGAATGTCTATCATTGATGAACATGGTTATAAAGCAGTTCGTATGGCACATCTAGCAACCATAGGTTCTCATCATGTCAATGGTGTTGCTGCTCTACATTCTGAGTTAGTGAAGACACAGTTGATGCCAGAGTTCTACGACCTGTGGCCACATAAGTTCACTAATGTAACTAATGGTGTTACTCCTCGAAGATGGATTGTTTCTTCTAATCCTGCACTCACAAATGTTTTAGATGAGTATCTTGGAACTGATTGGGTAACCGATATGGATTCTTTAAAGAAATTAGAAGAGAGTCAATATGATCCTGAGTTATTAGAGAAAGTTGCATCTACAAAAATTATAGGTAAGCATAATCTTGCCACATACATTTTTGATAATCTTGGAATACATGTAGATACTAATAGCATCTTTGATGTTCAAGTAAAGAGAATACATGAATACAAGAGACAACATTTACTTGCTCTTTGGATTGTTCACCAGTATCTTCGAATCAAAAACGGAGTCGATGTCGTTCCTCGCACAGTAATATTCGGTGGTAAGGCAGCACCAGGATATTACATGGCAAAATTAATTGTTCAGTTTATATGTGATATTGCAGAAGTAGTTAATAGTGACCCTGATATGAAAGGTAAGTTATGTGTTGTATTCTTACCAAATTACAGTGTGAAGTTAGGAGAGAAAGTATATCCTGCTGCCGACTTATCGGAACAAATATCTACTGCAGGTAAAGAAGCATCGGGCACAGGAAACATGAAGTTTCAAATGAATGGTGCTCTTACAATCGGAACACTTGACGGTGCGAATGTAGAGATACGTGACTTAGTTGGAAAAGAAAACTTTTTCCTCTTTGGACACGATGAAAAAGGAATCGCAGATTTGTGGAGTCATGGATATGATCCTAGACAACACATGAGTTCAGAACTTTGGGATGTAATTAATTTAATTAAGGGTGGTCATTTTAGTCAAGGTGATAAACAAAAATTTAAACCTTTATTAGATAATCTTTTACATCATGATCCCTTCTGTGTCTTTGCTGATTTCTCTGATTACCTAGATGCTCAAGACCGTGTAAGTAGTGCGTGGAAAGACCGTGAGTCGTGGAATCGTATGTCGGTTATCAACACCGCACGTTCGGGATTCTTCTCATCTGATAGATCGATTAGGGATTACTGTACCAAAATTTGGGGTATACCACACTGACCTTTATAAACGTTTATGGTTAAATAATAGTGTCGCCTTCGGGGACAAAAATTAACACTCGCTTTTAAAGGAGAACTATCATGACAGCATTACAACGCTATCACTCTGCAAACTTACCAGAGTTGATGAAAATAATTCAAAGAAACGGTATAGGTATGGACGATTACCTTGACCGCTTTTTTAATTCTTTTGAAACCACAACAAACTATCCACCCTATAACTTAATTCATGTAAATAATGTTGAATCTGTGCTTGAAATAGCACTCGCAGGATTTACAAAAGATGAACTTAATGTTTATACTGAATATGGAAAACTTGTCGTCGAAGGAAGAAAAGAGAATAATAAAGAGACATCATCCGAGTATGTCCATCAAGGACTGGCTCAACGAAGTTTCACAAGAGAATGGGCACTTTCAGACGATGTTGAAGTCAGAGAGGTTCAATTCAAGGATGGACTTCTTACCGTCAAGTTGGGTAAAGTAGTTCCAGAACATCATGCAAGAAAAAACTACCTATAAAACATCAGGTGTTGACATCGAGGCAGGTAATGCCTTTGTTGAAAGACTAAAAGAAAAAGTACCTACTATCGGTGGATTCGGTGGTATGTTCAAGGTTCCTCGTGGATATGAGGAACCTATTTTAGTTTCTGGTGCTGATGGTGTTGGTACAAAGATATGCATTTGTGATCGATTAGATAATTACAAAACTATTGGTATTGATCTTGTCGCAATGTGTGTCAATGATATCATCACCTGTGGTGCGAAACCATTATATTTTTTAGATTACATTTCTCTGAATACAATCAATCCAGTTGTAGATGATATCATGACAGGTATCATTGAAGGATGTAGACTGGCAGATGTTGAACTGATTGGTGGAGAGACTGCTGAACATCCAATGACATTTGACATTGACCTCGCAGGATTTGCTACGGGTATCGTTGAACAAAATGATATTGTAGATGGTTCACTTATAAGAGAAGATGATATTATAATTGGAATTGAAAGTAGTGGTATTCATAGTAACGGTTATAGTCTTGTAAATCATTTAGCAAGAGATGGAAAACTAAAAATCACAGACGACTATCTAACACCAACTCGTATCTATACTTCTTTGGTTCAAGAACTTTTAAATGAAGTTCCTGTGTTAGGTATGGCACATATCACTGGTGGTGGAATCGTGGAAAATTTACCAAGATGTTTACCTAAGGGATTGAGACCACAGATTGATTATGATACTTGGGTATACCCAAATATCTTTCATGATATTATGGATGCAGGTCAGATATCACATGAAGAAATGAAGAAGGTATTTAATCTTGGAATTGGATATTGTATTGTAATTCCAAAAGATAGTGAAGAGATTGCTCATGATACAATAAATGCTTTTGGATATAAAAGTTGGACAATTGGAAAAGTTGTGTTATAATATATTTGTAAACTAAGTAAGAATAACATGACTTGCACAAAAACTCATGACTACAATATTGTAGAATTTCTTGAAAGAGAAGATAATCGTCCTGATTCATATCATAGATATTGGGATATACTTGATCGAGAAGAAAAAATGATTCTCTTTCGTAAATTGGATGATCCAATTTTAAAATATTGTAGAGAGCATTATATGAATGGTCTTGGAACAAGAGACTTTGATAAACTTTGCGAAGTAAATTTTAGAATGGAGAGATACGAAACTGTTCTAGGATATACTACAGATAAAAATAACAAAGTTTTACGTGTATTTGTTAATAAGTACATGGAAACATCTCCAGAGGGTGATCATGTAAGTGAAAGTATTCTGTGGCCACCTGAGATAGGAAAACCATCAAAACTCTTATTTGAGAAGGAAAGAACATTTTATTTTAGTTAATTTAAGGGGATCTTGACGATCCCTTTTTTTATGATATAATATATGTGTCAGAGAAATACTGGCTGCGGTGATCCCCTTTGGTAGGTTCAGGATTAGCGGCTATAGGAACCTACCAGCAATAATATAAATATAAATTATTCAATCGTTAGATGTTATCATTCCTACTTTCAATGGCAGGTTTATTAAATCTGTTATTTTATATCTTTGCCATCGGTTTTGTTATTTCATTACTATTAGAGCAATATCTTAAAGTTAGACCTCTTTCTGTTGATACATCAATTAATGAGAGAAATGATTATATTGTTCAGACTAACCGCAAATATTGTTGGAGACAAGCTTGGGTAACCAACATCTATTGGTTCCTATGTAATGTAGGTTTGTATGTCATATCAAGAAACATGCAGACACCTTCAGATACATTTTGGAATGGATTATGAGTTTTGATATCTTAGAAACAAAACTTCAAGACCGTTCTAAATTATTAAAATCTCTTGAAGAGATTGATGAAAGACCAAACACTCCATGGAAAGGAACATCAGTAATTGAATTGGTTTTACTTAGTAATCGTAACTATGAAGATCTTGAGACAATTGAAGTTGACTTTTCAATCGGAGTTGATGTAGGATTTAGATTGAATAAAGAAACCAATAATTATGATTTTATATTTCATGAAGAAAACTGGAGTAAGGATTTATCAATTGAAGAATTTTTAGATAAACTATCAAATCAATATAATAAAATAAAAAATGACAATTAAGATTGCACTTTTAAAAACACAACAACAAGTTATTGCAGATTTTAAAGAGATAATGTCTGGTGAAGAACCAGTTGCTTATTTGTTTAAGGAACCACACGCAGTTGATTTTAATCAGTTTTCATTTGCAAAGGAAGAAAATAATCAAAATTCAATTGAGGTATCTTTATCTCCTTGGATATTGGGTTCAGCAGATAAAGAAATACCAGTTCCTATCAATCAGGTAGTGGCTTTGGTCGAACCCCTAGAATCAATTAAAACAATGTATTTGGAGAAAATTAATGGCAAAGGTAATCAAGTTAATAGCGTTGGTCAACAACAAAATCTTAGTGAGTGAGATAGAAGAAGTTGGTGCTCAAGTTGGAGAACCAGATTGTAAATTATTGAATCCTGTAACTCTCACAACAACTGATGAGAAACTAACAATTCAAGAAGGTAAAGTTGTGCTTACAAAATGGTTAAGTAATTTTACAAAAACCCGTGAATTTATGATATCTTCTGATAAGATATTAACTATGGCAGACCCCGCACCATCAATCGTAGAAAAATATATGGATCTTGTTGATAAACCATGAGATTTTATACAAACGTTCAAATGGTTGGAGACAACTTCTTAGTTCGTGGATATGAAGATGGAAAACACTTCGCCACTCGTGAGAAGTTTTATCCAACCCTTTTTGTTGATTCGAAGAAGAGAACAAGATATAAAACATTAGAAGGAGATTATGTAGAGTCAATTGAACCTGGCACAGTAAGAGACTGTCGTGAGTTTATCAAAAAATATGATGAAGTAGAAAACTTTAACATCTATGGTAATGAAAGATTTATCTATCAATACATCTCTGAGAAATATCCAGAGCAAGAATTAAAGTTTGATATTGAAAAGATTAAGTTAGTTACTCTTGATATTGAGGTAAAGTCAGAAAATGGTTTCCCTGATGTAGAATCTGCTGCAGAAGAAATACTTCTCATATCAATACAAGATTATACAACAAAACAAATCATTACTTGGGGTTTAGGTGATTTCAATAATAAGCAGAAGAATGTTACTTATAAGTCATTCAATACAGAATATGAACTTCTAAATGCGTTCATCAATTGGTGGATGATTGAAGATAATACACCAGAAGTTATTACAGGTTGGAACAGTAAGTTATATGATATTCCATATGTTTGTCGTAGATTAGAAAGAGTTCTAGGTGGTAAGTTAATGAAGAGAATGTCACCTTGGGGTTTGGTGACAGAATGTGAAACTTATATTGCAGGTCGTAGACATATTTCATATGACATTGGTGGTGTATCACAGTTAGATTATCTTGACTTGTATAAGAAGTTTACTTATAAAGCACAAGAATCATATCGTTTGGATTATATTGCAAGTGTTGAACTTGGTCAAAAGAAATTAGATCACTCTGAGTTTGATACATTTAAAGATTTCTATACAAATGGTTGGCAGAAATTTGTAGAATACAACATCATTGACGTAGAACTTGTTGATAGATTAGAGGACAAGATGAAGTTGGTTGAACTTGCATTAACGATGGCATATGATGCAAAGGTCAACTATGAAGATGTGTTCTATCAGGTGCGTATGTGGGACACAATCATCTACAATTATTTGAAGAGAAGAAATATCGTTATACCACCAAAAGAAAGATCTGATAAGGCAGAGAAGTATGCAGGTGCATATGTAAAAGAACCGATACCTGGTAAGTATGATTGGGTGGTATCTTTTGACTTGAATAGTCTATACCCTCATTTGATTATGCAGTATAATATTTCACCAGAAACTTTATTAGAGCAGAAACATCCATCAGTTTCTGTTGATAAAATACTTTCTGAAGAAGTAACATTTGAAATGTATAAAGATAATGCTGTCTGTGCAAATGGTGCGATGTATCGAAAAGATGTGCGTGGATTTCTCCCAGAGTTGATGGAGAAAATGTATAATGAAAGAGTCATCTTCAAGAAAAAGATGATTACTGCAAAGAAGAAGTATGAAAAGACACCAACAAAAGACCTTGAAAAAGAAATTGCAAGGTGTAATAATATCCAGATGGCAAAGAAGATATCTCTCAACTCTGCCTATGGTGCGATTGGTAATCAATACTTCCGCTATTATAAATTAGCAAACGCGGAAGCAATTACTTTGTCGGGTCAAGTTTCTATCCGATGGATAGAAAATAAAATGAACTCATACTTAAACAAAATTTTAAAAACGGAGAATGTCGATTATGTTATTGCTAGTGATACTGATTCTATCTACCTTAATCTTGGTCCTTTGGTCGAAGTTATATACAAAGAACGAGAGAAGACTACTGAGGGCATTGTTGGGTTCCTTAATAAGATCTGTGAGATGGAATTTGAAAAGTATATTGAGAGTTCTTACAAAACGTTGGCCACGTACGTCAATGCCTATGAGCAGAAGATGTTTATGAAGCGAGAGAATATCGCTGATCGTGGTATTTGGACTGCAAAGAAAAGATATATTTTAAATGTTTGGGATAGTGAGGGTGTCAGATATAGTGAACCCAAACTTAAGATGATGGGAATTGAAGCAGTTAAATCTTCAACTCCTGCACCTTGTCGTAAGATGATTAAAGATGCTTTAAAACTTATGATGAGTGGCACTGAAGATGAAGTTATTGATTTTATTGATAACTCTAGGAAAGTTTTTAAAACGTTACCACCAGAAGAAATTTCTTTTCCTCGTTCTGCATCTAATGTTGAAAAATATAAATCATCATCTACAATATATGCAAAAGGAACTCCTATTCATGTGAGGGGTGCATTACTTTTTAACCACTATATAAAAAGTAAAAAATTAACAAACAAGTATTCTTTAATTTCAAATGGAGAAAAAGTAAAATTTGTTTATTTGAAAAAACCAAACACTATACAGGAGAATGTAATTTCATTTATTCAAGACTTTCCATATGAACTTGAACTTGACAAATACATTGATTATGATCTACAATTTGAGAAGAGTTTCGTAGAACCACTCAAAGCGATACTCGATGCAATCGGGTGGAATGTAGAAAAAACAGTAAACCTTGAATCGTTTTTTATGTAATGGATTTTTTAAAAGAAATAGTAAAAGAAATTGGTGATGAATACACCCAAATAGCAGCAGATATAGATGAAACAGAAAGATTCATTGATACAGGAAGTCATATCTTCAATTCGCTTGTTAGCGGTTCCATTTATGG